CCGCTTGACGTGTGGGCTATTGAGGTGCATGAAGCATATCTAGCTCTATTACGTCAAGGCTTTACACATGAGCAAGGCATGGATTACGTGACTAGCACGTTCCATAGACCCGCCTTGCCCGATTGGTCGGTCACCAATCCCGATCATTCGCCCTTCGAGGATGAGGATGATGACGATTAAGCGACTGGTTATTATCAGCGACCTTCAAATCCCGTTCCATGACACAAAAGCAACCCGCAATATCGCAGCCTTTATACGCAAATACAAGCCTGATGACGTTCTATGTGTGGGCGATGAAATCGACTTCCAAACAATTAGCCGCTGGTCATCCGGTAGGGATGAGTGGTCTGGAACCATTGGTCGAGATCGTGACACAGCTCAGCAAGTCTTATTCGAACTTGGCGTTACCCACATTGTCAGATCAAACCACACCGACAGGCTTTACAACTCACTAAGCAAAAGACTGCCTGGCCTGATTGGACTGCCAGAGCTTGAGTATGAAAACTTTATGGCTTTCGATGCCTTAGGCATTACCTTCCACCGCAAGCCTTACCAGTTTCACGACAACTGGGTTATGGTGCATGGTGACGAGCAAGCCACTAAACCACATGGGGGTTTAACAGCCCTAGAAGCCGCTAAGAGGCATGGTAAGTCGGTTGTTTGCGGTCATACCCATAGACAAGGCCTGAGTGCCTATTCTACGGCCTCTGGTGGCGTTTTAACGGGCGTTCTCACCGGGTTTGAGGTAGGACATCTAATGGACATCTCAAAAGCTTATTACACCCGTGGAACGATGAATTGGCAAAAGGGCTTTGGCATTATCTACATTGACAAAAAACGTGTGCAACCGGTAGCCATACCCATAGAACGCGATGGATCTTTTATCGTAGAGGGCAAGCGATACGGCTAGGCCGTTATCAAAACGTTATACGACACGCCCATAATGGGTTTTCCTATGTCTGTCAAATGCCGTACCTTTTGGAATAACGAAAGGGGCAACATGAAAAAAACCGATAGACGTTATGTCGATAGACGTACGCCATTGGCAAAAATCCTAGTACCGACTGTCATAATTTTATATTTGTCCGTGTTTATTTACGGACTGTTAACGGGGCGGTATTGATGAAACACAACCTAACAGCTGAGCAGATTGTCTATATCTGTTTTGGCCTACTCTTGTTAGTTTCAGGGCTTTACAGTTATGTTCAAAAGGTTAAAGAAAACTACTATCGAAAGGGCTACGCGCATGGATGGAATAGGGCAAAAGGCGTTTTCAGCAAAGGTAATACTAGATGAGGCCGCTGACACAATCGGTGACAGAGGACTTGAATACGGCCACCCGGCAATCAATATCAAGCGAATCTCTGAGCTATGGGGTAGCTATTTCGGAAGGGAAATTGATCCGTTGGATGTGTGCATCTGCATGGCGTTGGTCAAAATCTCAAGGCTCGTTGAAACTCCAAAGCGGGATAGTTTTGTGGACTTGGTCAGCTACGCGGCACTTGCCGGTGAAATGGCACTTGGAACGGACTGGGCTGATTATGGCAAAGATTACGCCGAGTAAAAGAGGCCAATGGTGTTGTTACTGCAAGGCCAGATATGGGGTTAATAATGTTAAAGGGCAGGCGCAGGCGGTTTGGTCGATTACGTCATTTGTCCACGGCAAAGTCATTGACAGGCATTACTGCTTTACTTGCGCTAAAGAAGTCCAATTATGGGCAGATGGCTCAGTATGGACTTTCAAAGAGCAGCTGGACTTCAGAGAAGGGAAACAAGAGCTAAATGTTCAATTTGAATGATTACGAGGATGTAGACACACGCATCCACAAGTTCTATGAAACTTATCCCGATGGGGCTATTGAAACGGAGTTAATATCAAATGACGAGGAAAAAGGCGTGGTGGTATTTAGAGCGACATGCTTTCGGACTTATGTGGATGCTAAGCCTTCCGCTATTGGTTACGCACGTGGTAGTCGCAAGGATCGCGGTGTGGATCGCGATTTTTGGTTTGAAAACTGCGAAACATCTGCAATTGGGCGATGCTTGGCAAATCTCGGATTATCTGCTAAAGGAAAGCGAGCAAGCAGCTTGGAAATGGCTAAGGTTGCAGACGCTCAAACAGAATCTAAGCAACCCATACGCGTACGCACTAAAGAGCAAAAAGAGTTCTTAGAACAGACAAATAAAGCAGATGAGATTATTTGGGATACAACAATTGAGCCACCGGCAGATGTCATGCCTGCGTTTGATGATGCGGTAGATTTGTTAAAGACAGAGCTAGGCGCGCAGCCTGTACCAATGTGTAAGCATGGTCAACGTATCTGCCGTGAGGGTACAGGTGCTAAAGGTGCATACAAAGGCTGGTCATGTCCGCTTCCTTACAAGCGTAAAGCTGAACAATGCAAGACTATTTGGATGGTATTAGATCCGAGTGGGAGATGGTCATTTAGGCCAGAGGATGAAGGCGAGATAGCGGGATGAACGAGCAGACTATAAGAGAACAAATAGCAAGGGAGATTGAGGCAAACTGCGGATCGAATTATGCCTGTGCGTTTACTGATTGCAGCTGTTTGGCTGCAGCAACAATAGCAAGGGGTAATAAGTGAAAAGCGACTTTTGCATAGGCTGTAAACAAATGGCCTTGTTAGCTGAAGATTACTGCCTACAATGCGAGCAATTAGATGAGCAACCAGAGTAGAAAACACAGAGGCTATGCCACACAGCGCATAGTTGCAGAATACCTTCAGCGTGAAGGTTGGGAACATGCTTTGCCGGTGGGTGCTGGTCGCGAGGGTTCCGACATCACCGGCATAAAAGGGCTGGACATTGAGATCAAGGCGCGTACGGGACTAGACCTAGCTGGTCTAATGCGCCAACTCAATGAACGTAAAGCCACAGGGCTAGGCGTAGGCGTTCTACGTCTTAATGGGCAAGGTGAGAAATCCGTTGAACAGTTTGTTGCTGTTCTCACTTTGTCCGACCTTGTCTACCTACTTAAAGCTAGTGGCTACTGAGCCGTATTTACTCCATAGATGCTACGGATGTGGCTTATGGATCTATGGGATGAGAGAAAGGTGCGAAGCATGCCAATCTACACGTTCAAGTGCGAAGGATGCGGAATCACAATAGAGCAATCCTTTGACATATACAGCGAACACACGATCTGGTGTGAGCCATGCCAACAGCCTATGGCTAAGCAATTTACTGCACCAGCCATACACTTCAAAGGAAAAGGATGGGGTGGTGACAAAAAGTGAAACCTCACAAATTGTCGACATTTGAAATCCGACACGCCGCTCTGACCAGCACTTTTGTTAAAACACTTGACAAGCATGCTATGCTCAGAACGCTTGCGCGCCTGAGAGGCAGCGCACTTCGCGGTCTAGCATTAGGCCGCGCTATTGTCATTTTAGCGGTGCTAATGACGTTAAGCTTCGCTGCAACGGAAAAAGCATATTCCCAAAAGCCAGCTAACATTATGAATATAAAACTACACGCTTATAACAAGCTTAATTGGGAACAGTTTGAATGTTATAACTGGCTAATACACCATGAGAGTAGATGGAATTACAAAGCTAAGAACGGATCCCATTATGGCTTAGGCCAAATGAAATCTAAATGGTATGGAACGCTTAATCCGTTTAGACAAATAGACGTTCATATAAAATACTTAAAACACCGATACTCTAATGAGGATTATGCGTGTAAAGCATTAGCTCATTGGGAAAGAAAGGGCTGGCACTAATGGACATAGTCTGCAATAAGTGTCTATGCGTAGTTGATGAGTCTGAGATCAGTTGGACTAAGCAGCTAACCAATGACAATGTATGTGTATATTGTACGCATGAGTTCGATGGCAAAGAAACCTTATAGAGCTACAGCAGGGTGGAAAAAGATTAGGCTACAAGTCCTGCGTAGAGATGCTTATACGTGTGCATACTGTGGAACGCACGATGCCAATGAGGTAGATCATATCTGGCCATACAGTAAAGGTGGCGAGGATACACTTGATAACCTTGTGGCTTGCTGTCGTAGCTGTAACA